CTCGTCGTCCCCCCAGACGTCGAGCAGGGCGCTGAGCTTGTCGCCACCGTTGTGGGCCGGTGCAGCCTTCTTTGTCGTCCGCTTCTTCGGCGGGGGCGGGGTGTCATCCTCGTCCTCGTCCTCGTCCTCGGCTTCTTCGACAACCTCGGCGATCTTACGCTTCGCAGCGGGCTTCTTCTTCGGCGGGGGCGGGGTGTCATCCTCGTCCTCGTCGCTCTCGATCTCGAAGTCCTTCACCTTGGTGTCTTCATCGGGGACGTTGACTGTCAGGGTGATGGCCTTGGTGACCGGCTCGGTGTCCATCGCCTCCACGACGGCGTTCAGCTCTTCCTCTTCCAGCGGGCGTACCGGCTTGAAGAACAGCTTGGGGGTCTCTGCATCGGTGTCGAAGCTGAGCTGCGTCAGAACACCCTGCACCGGCGTGTCGTGGGCCGTCAGGAACTTCGAGTATGCCTGCAACCCCATGTTCGAGCCCTTGGCCGCACCGAAGATCGACGCAGCGGGGATCTGCATGGCGTAGACAGTCTCGGTGTCACCTTCGAGCATCACGGCCAGACGCTGCGAGAACCGGCACGCCCGGCTATCGCCCTGCCCAGAGCCTTTGATGTTCATCTTGCAGCCGTCACACGCGGGGGCTTGGCGCTGATCGTCCGGCACTTCCGGCGCAGGCCGCTTCGAGTCAGCCGACCAGCAGGTGGGCGGGTTGGCCTTGTCGGCCTTGGGATCGTAGGCACCCTTGTAGTAGGTCCGCTGGACCTCGCTCGAGTTCACGATCATGACGTTGAGCGTGGGTTCTTTACGCACCGACACTTCTTCGCCGCCCACGACCATGCGGAACCGACCGCCCCGGATGCTGATCCGGTTGCCGCCCCCACCAGCGCCGCCACTCAGACGCTTGTTGGTCTCCATCAGCGCCTTGAACAGGTCGCCTTTCACAAGGGAGTTACCCTTGAACAGCTCTACGTCACTCATTCCGTCTCTCCTTCTCCGAAGTCAAAACTGAGCTGCTCATCGGCGGCTTCAGTCTTGGGTTGGTGTAGCAAAGCTTTCTCCACGGCGTCTACGTTGAAACGGTAGGTACGCCCGTGCTGGATGTACGTGTCGGGCGGGATCGCCCCGTCTACCAGCATGCTCCTCAGCTTGGTCGTGGAGATGCCAAAATGCTCGCACAGCTGTGCGGTGTTCACATACTGACTCATTTCTTCCTCACGCGGATCAAGTACTCCGAGGTCGTGTTCAGACCCGGGGGCACGGTTTCAGGGTTCTCCTCGAGGAACTCGCGAACAACGCCTTGGTTGAGACGCTTTTCATAGAACTCCGGCAGCTCGTTCTCGAGGATGAACCGGTTCATGGCCTCCCAGTCGCTTGTCCAGTAACGCGTGGACGTGGTGCGATAGAACAGACCAAACGGGGTCCGGACACTGTCGACATTTTGATCTTTGCAGTAGTCCAGCAGCGCAGACTGGATGAGCTCCAGCTGCCCCTTCAACTCCGAGTCCTCGGCGTCGTAAGCCTTGCGGAGCTCGGACCGCTTGTCGCGGATCTTCAGGTACGCCTTCGTGAGGCGATCGACGGGTATGTCAGTCATTGAGTCTCTCCGTAGTTATACGTGGTTACTACCACATTAAAACAGTCCTAGTCAATAGAACCGTCGTAAAGCTCGATGATTTTTGAGTGCACGTTTATTTTTTGACCGAGCAGTGAGTAGATGCGGTCCTCGACGGCAGAGCCGCTGAGGTGCACCACGGTGCACTTATTCTTCTGGCCGGACCGGTGGATACGGGCGTTGGCCTGTTCGTAGATCTCAAGCGACGCCGTCGGGGACCACCAGACGATTGTGTCTGCCGCCGTGAGTGTCACCCCGTGCGCCGCAGCCTGCGGCTGCACAACCAGAACCCGGGGGTCGGGTGTAGTCTGGAACTCCCGAAACAGCTGTGTCCGCTTGCCGGCGGAAACTTTGCCGCTGATAACGCCCACGGTGGTCTTGTCGGCGCGGAGTTTCTCTGTGAGCAGGTCGATGGTGTGCTGGAACGGCACGAACACGATGACCTTGTTGGCCGCTTCGTCGATGACCTCGCGCAACGCTTTGTATCGGTTTGTGATGTCGAACTCGATCACGTCGCCGTCGTCGGTGTAGACGCAGCCGCATGCCAGCTGACTGAGCTTATTCATCATGACGGCTGCATTGACCGCAGTCACATCCGCGCCCTGCAGCGCCAACAGGTGGTCTTTCCGGAGCTGCTTGTAGAACGCCTTCTGCTGCGAGCTCATCTCGGCCCGGCGCCGCACGTAGACCATGTCGGGCAGGTCGAGGCACTCTTCCTTGGTGAAGCGGATCGCCGGTTGCAGGATCTGGTGTACGGTCTGGACTGCATGGGGCTTAGGCTTCCAGCGGAAGGGTCCGTCTTTCTCCATCACGCTGTCCCGGTAGGACGTAAATGTCCGGGGCACCCCCCGGGGGTTCACCAGCTTGGCCAGCCCGTAGGCACTGATCGGCCCCTGCGCGGCCGGAGTGCCGGTCATCATCCAGAGCCATGTCCGCTCCGTGACAAGCTTGCTGAGTGCCTTCCACCGCTTTGTTGTCGCCGTAGCGTATGCCGTCGCCTCATCTACGATGATGAGGTCAAACCCGCCGGCAGCCAGCTCTTCCTGCATGATGGCGATGCCGTCGTAGTTGATGATAACGAACTCTGCATTGCTCTCGATAACCTTGCGGCGTTTGTCGGCGGGGCCATGGGCGATGTCTACGCGCCGGTGCATAGCAAAAGTGAACAGGTCATTGCGCCACGCGGCGTCCATGATAGACATGGGACAGACCACAAGCACGCGCCGTATGATTTTCTGCGTCATGAGGAAGTCAGCGGCCCATATAGCACTGCCTGTCTTCCCGGTGCCTTGTTGGTTAAAGCAAAACGCACGTGGGTTTAGCGTCAGAAACGCCGCTGTCGTTTTCTGGTGGTCGTAGGGTTTGTACATCCCCGGCCAGCTGTACTTACCCTCGATCGGTGAGGGCGCCTTGATGTTGAAGCTACGCAGCCGGTGGACATTCTTGAGGTCCCACTTCACGGCCACGGTGTGGCTGTCCAGCGCCTCGCTCTGCTTGATCGTTGTGAGCACCGGCGTCGGGTCGTCGAGGCGCATGACCAGCGCCTTGTTGTCAATGATCTTCATGGTCTCTCCTATTGGTATGCGAAGCGCATACCTACTTCTTCTTGGGCTTCTTGGTTTTGGTGTACGGCTTGCTCATGGCCCCTCCTCGGGCCCGGTTCGTGCTGGGGCTCTCCAGCCGGTAGCCGTCACTGTTGGCGCCCCCACGGGACAGCGGCTTCTTGTGGCTCACATCCTTGCCGGAGCGGTCGATGCCCTTCTTGTCCACCGCGCGCCGCGCACGCTGCCGCTCCATCCGGTCCTCGTGCTCACCACGGGCCTTCTGGAGCTCATATTCGCGTTTGTACTTTCGATCGCGCTTGGGGTTTTTGTAGGGCATGGCGGCTACTCCGTTAAGCCTTTGCTTGCCGTTGCGTCGTACGGTTCGTATTCCGAACTAAATAAAGCATCGAGGCCCGGCAGAAGTTCACGCAAAAGCATGCTTCTTGGAATCGCCATGGGGGGAGAATAACCTCCAACTATCCGATGGATGTGGCGCAGGCTTAGCCCGTACTCGTCCGCGAGATCTTTATAGTAGTGTCCCCATATGTGGTACCGAAACGCTATTTCATAGTTTCTTGTTTTAAGGTCCAACGACCGGGGGCGGTACATCGTTTTCTCTCCTACTGACTCAGTCCGTTATGCGGGCATTCGAGCACCTTGCACCACTTTCGGCACAGCCCAGAGGGTTTTGGGTTCCAGACGTCGGTCTCGGCGGCCTTCTCGAGCTTAGCATATTCGGCGAACCACTTCGCCCACATTTCGTCCTGCCGGTCGATTGTGTAGGTGTCACGCACGAACTCGTTGGACACAACGAACACCAACCCGCCGCGGATCTTCTTGACCTTCGGGAACCATTTGAACATGGCCAGCGCCATGAGCTCGAGCTGCCCCTTCTCGGCGTAGCGGGCCGACTTACTCGTTTTGTAGTCCACGATCAGGGCTTCGTCGCCGTCTACAATCACAAGGTCCACCACGCCCCGGAACCACACCCGCTGGTCAAAAAAGTCGCAGAGCTTGAGGTCCTTGGTCAGACCGAACTTGAACTCGCAGTGCTTGGTGCCGGGCTTGTCAGCCAACGTCTGCAACGCGGGCCGGGCAAAGGCGAAGCGCTCGGGAACTGGTGTTCCGTCGCGG